TACAGAAGAACATAAATCCTAGACAGTCGGTAGTACCTCAAAAAACCGGAATGCTATGCTTGACGCCCTTAATGAAACAAGAACCTCAATGTCATCTGAAGACTATAGAAATATTGCAGGAGACACGTTAAAGAGCAGTCTAGCTCAATCCTTCAATAGGTCTATGTTCTCTCCGCAACAAGGTAGTATTAAACCTACATCTACAGATCCACGAGCAGTGGAAGCCGCTGTCGCCTCCGCTCCAAAGACAGGTTTAGATTTATCTCAATTAGGGTTTATTAATAAAGCTGCCGCAATCGTACAGGAAGCAGACCGTAAGCAAAAAGAAAAATACAGTTAATAGATGGCCTACAAAGTAGAAAGAATTAATCCTCTAGATTTACAACCTAGAAAAGCAGTGGGCGTAGCATTACCGTTCTCAGGTAACGCTGTATTTAATTCTACCTATACTTCAAAAGATGCAATTAAGACTAACTTAATTAACTATTTCCTTACAGGTCATTACGAGAGAGTCTTTAACTTAAAATTTGGGGCAGGATTACGAAACTTACTATTTGAAAGTATAACTCAAGATAAGATACAGGAAGTGCAGTTGAATATACGTAAAGGATTAGAATTATATTTTCCAAGAGTAGTTATCAACACACTCCGTCTTGAAGCATATCCCGATCAAAATCTTATTAATTTTGAACTGAAGTACTCTGTATCCGAAACTAATATTCAAGACGAAATTTCAATCAACTTTGAACAGTAATGGCACAAGAAAGAGAAATACAATATTCCGGTAAAACTTTTAGCGACTTTCGTCAACAGTTAGTTGATTACGCTAAAAATTACTTCCCAGACACCTACAACGATTTTTCTCCAACATCCCCAGGTATGATGTTTATGGAGATGGCAGCCTATGTAGGAGATGTGCTCTCTTTCTACCAGGACATACAGCTACAGGAGACATTTTTACAGTACGCTCAGGAACCGGGTAACCTATATAGCTTAGCGTATATGATGGGATATCGTCCTAAAGTAACCACCGCAGCAACAGTTTTACTGGATGTTTACCAGAGAGTACCTGCAGATGCTACTAGCGGTCAAGCTGTACCTAATTACGACTACGCGATAACGTTAGATAATAACGCAATTGTACAGAGTAATACTACCCCTACCGTTCAATTTTTAATTGAGGATAGGGTTAATTTTGCTTATTCTTCTTCTTATGATCCTACAACAGTATCTATTTATCAAACTTCCGGGGGTAGTATTACACAGTTCTTACTGAAGAAGCAGGTAAAAGCAATTAGTGCAGAAGTAAAAACCGTAACAGAACCTGCTAGTAACTTTGAGAGATTTAAAACTATAACAGTAGCAGATACTAATATTTTAGGAGTATTAAGTATAACAGGTAGTGATGGAGAAGTCTGGACAGAAGTCCCATATCTAGCACAAGATACTGTTTATGAGGAATCTACAAACACCCATACAGATAGCAACCTTGTACCGTATTCTCTAAGTTTAAAAAAAGTTCCTCGCCGATTCGTAACACGCTTTACTTCAAACGGAAACCTTCAAATTCAATTTGGCGCAGGTCAATCCGGACAAGATGATACATTGATAACTCCAGATCCAACTAATGTAGGTTTAGGTATTACCAACGTAGGTATCTCTAAAATTGATGTAGCTTACGACCCTTCCAATTTTATGTTTAGTAGCGCGTACGGCCTTGCCCCTACTACAGAGCTTCAGATTAAGTACCTAGTAGGAGGTAATGTTACCGCTAACGTTCCTGCAGACTCTATAACAACAGTTGTTTCAGCCACAAAAACTGCTACCTCTACCGGATATGAAAACACCTTTTACGTAAATAATCCAGAACCTGCAACAGGTGGTAAAGACGGAGATTCTGTAGAAGAATTAAGACAGAATTCTTTAAGAGCTTTTAATGAGCAACTAAGAACAGTAACTAGAGAAGACTACACAGTTAGAGCACTATCACTCCCACCTAGGTTAGGAACCGTCGCAAAAGTGTTTGTAACTCAAGATCAATTATCAAGCGTACAGAACACGCAAGATAATTTAATCGATAGTAACCCACTTTCGCTTTCGATGTATATTCTTGCTTATAATCAGACTAAGCAGCTCATCCCTGCTACTACTACATTAAAGCAGAATCTTAAGACATACTTAAATCAATATAAACTAATTACTGACGCAGTAAATATAAAAGATGCTTTTGTTGTAAATATTGGGATTAGGTACGAAATTATACTAAGACCATCTGCAACAGCTAAAGACGTATTAACTAAGTGTACAGAAGTATTACAAGATCATTTTAATATTAGTAAATGGGCTATCAATCAACCTATTAATATCTCTAAACTGTACACACTGCTGGATAAAGTAAAAGGAGTTCAAACTGTACAGCATATTGAAATAGTAAATAAAGCAGGAGGAAATTACTCGGAATACGGATACGATATTATAGGAGCGACTCGCAATAATATTGTTTACCCGTCTCTAGATCCTTGCGTTTTTGAAGTTAAGTTTCCTAGTACCGATATTCAAGGTAGAGTTGTAACCTTATAAGAATAAATTCAAATGGCAGTATTTAAAATTTTTCCAGAAAAAGACGCAACAATTTACTCAGAATACCCTTTTTTAAATGCGGGTAAAGATGAGATGGTGGAGATTGCTGCCTATTATAAAGGAAGCGAGGAGTATGTAGCAAGAACATTAATACAGTTTGATAATACGGAACTTACTAATGTACTAAATAACTACGTATCTTCCTCTACCAGAGCTGCTACTGACTTTAATGCATCGTTAAAATTATATTTAGCTTCTGCTGATGAATTACCCACAAGCTACAAAGTAGAAGCATACCCGGTATATGTACACAACTACGATGAATGGAATCAAGGAACAGGTAAGTATTTTGATTCTCCCAATCCTGCCGACGGGGTAAGCTGGGTATACACCCAGTCTACAGGATCTGGAACTTGGGGAATAACGACCAATGTAACTCAATCTTATTCCGGTAGTGTAATTTCTGGCGGATCTTGGTACACCGGTTCTAACTCGTATGTATTTAACGCAGCACAGACTCACACAGTTGCTTCTACTCACGACTTAGATATAGATGTTACTGATGAAATTAGAGCTTTCTACGACGGTACAGTAACTAATAACGGGTTAATATTAAAGCTAACGAGTAGTCTTGAATTCCTACCTGAGAGTCAAGTATTCTTAAGGTACTTCTCTACAGATACACACACAATTTATCCTCCATGTTTGGAGATTAAATGGGATGATTTTGCCACAGATAGTACATTAAGCGAAGTAACAGATTCTAATACTGTTGTGAAAATCAAAAATAACAGAGGAAGGTATACAGATGAAGGCTTTCAGAAATTTAAACTTCATGTAAGACCTAAATATCCTACTCGAACATTTACAACGTCTTCTGCGTATATTACAAACTACTATCTACCTACAGCTTCATACTGGGGACTAAGAGATGAAAACACAGAAGAAATGGTAGTTGATTTTGACTCAACTTACACAAAGTTAAGCAGAGGAGCAGACGGTAATTATTTTAGCGTTCATATGGCTGGATTACAACCGGAGAGATACTACAGAGTTCTCTTAAAGACTACTATAGATGGATCTACTAACGTGTTAGATGAAGATATACTCTTTAAAGTTGTAAGAAATGGCTGAGAAAATTGAACTAGTAAATAGTACAGTTAGACTCACTGAGTTTAACCGAGAGATAGATAATTCATTCAAATACTTTGTAGAGCAAGAACAGCCTGTAGATAAGGATACCATAGGAGAATTATTTAGACTCTACAGTAAACTATACGCTGAGATTCCAGCTACCGGTACTAACTCGCATCAAATACTAGTTGAAGAGAGTTCCAAAATATATAAAGCACCTGAAGATCCTATTATAGCGCTTTTACAAAATGAAATTGCAGATCTACGTCGACAACTTCTAGATGCAAATGAAACTATTACGGAATTATCAAATATTAACACAGATATAGCAGGAATTTCAATCAATGGCTAATACTTCATACAGCATAGTAGGTACATCAGCTACCGGAGGTCTTACCGCAGCAGATCAAAGCAGAGTTACAACTATTGAACTAGCTGCACAATTTGATCCTGCCCGAGATTTAGCATCCGCCTTTCTTTATGATACTGCAAATAATCTTATTGCAACTCGAAATATCAGATTACAAACTGATGGTGGAAGTAACATTGTAGTTATTGATCCTGAAGTTCTTACTGAAGGTCTTGCCGGAAGCTTAATTAACAACGCTACCGGAATATTTAATTTTGTCAGGAATATTTTCAGCGGTACTCTACGTGTTGAAGAGATCTCTTATGACCGTACTGAGGTAAAAGCCAGAATTGTAGATAGCCGAGATTTTTCAGTTGCTATTGAACAACTTGTAGCTTTAATCAAGGATAACGCATACTACGGTAAAGTTGGAGTAAAGCACCCAGAAGGTAAGTACACTCCTATTATTAATATTTCCGTACAGGAGGAATTCGTATATCTTAAGCTGTATAGTGCTTTACCTAATTTAGTAAATTTAAAAGATCCTATTTCGGTAATTCAAGAAATTGCCGATCCAATCTTTGTAAGCTATACATACACACCAGATGCTCCGGTAATTCCTAAGCAACCGTTCTTAAGAGGAGCAAATTTCAGTATAGATTTAGATGATAGATCAACTGTAACAACAGAATACCTAAATTATAACCAACTATATAACCTACCGGTAACTAATTCATATAATCGAATATTCTCCCAATTAGAAGGTACAGGTATTGATGTTAATATAGATTATACAGACTACAGCAACTTTGTTCATTTTTCTTCTGCTGAAGAGCGTTTAGCTAACTTCAAATATAAGTTAGATCTAATCCACCAATATGAACAAGAAAAAGCTCAAATCGTAGCTCTTTCAAACGCAAATAGTGCTATCACTTCAAGCAGTACCTATTACGATACATTAATTAAGAATATTGTATCTAAATTTGATGGGTATGAATATTACCTGTACTATGAAAGCTCAAGTAAAGCTTGGCCTAAATCTAATACTACTAAACCATATATCAACTACAGTAGTAGTATTGCTATCGCAAGTAATTGGTACGTAACTGAATCACTCTCTGCTTCTTTGTATGATGAATTAAATGAGAGCAGCCTGGAATATACTATACCGGAATTTATTAGACAAGACAGTGCTAACGCTCCGTATACCCTATTCCTTAATATGATTGGTCAACACTTTGACGAACTATGGGTGTATTCAAAAGCAGTTACTGAAAAGTATAACGGAGACAACAGAATTGATTTTGGTATACCGAAAGACTTAATTACAAAAACATTACAGAATTTTGGAGTAAAATTATACTCTTCAAATTTCGCTGCATCTAATTTATCTAGTCTGTATTTAGGAGAATGGTACAATACAGGCTCAGAATATATTACTTCTTTTGTTACTGCCTCAAACGAACCTACACCGGATCAAAACATACTTACAGAGACGTATAAGAGAATTTATCACAACTTACCTTACCTTCTTAAAACAAAAGGTACTGAAAGAGGTCTAAGAGCTCTTATTAACTGCTTCGGTATTCCTAGTAGTTCACTATCTATAGATACATTTGGGGGTATCGCAAGAAACATAAACCCGTACTTTGAGTACTCTTACCCGGCTACAGATAAAGTAAAAACAGATAATACAGGAAGTATTATACCAGGTAATACACTATCTCAGTACGTTAACATTATCAAACCGGAAGAAAAGTATAATCAGGATTTAAATCTAATAGAGGTTGGCTTTTCGCCTGCTCATCATATAGACAATTATATCGTTAGTAGACTTCCCGGAGATTATATGGTACCGCTTAGTTATGCGATTCCATGGTGGGATGTATTAGCTTATGTAGAAAACGGTGAATTAGATATTGACCATTTTATTGGGGACCCTAGATATGCATCCTCTAGAAACTATAATAATGTTGAAGGAGTAAGCCTAAGAAGAGTTTCAGAAACTCTATTATCAGGTTCAGATAGTTATAACGTGTTTGATTTTATAAGACTTACTAAGTTCTTTGATAATCAACTGTTTAAGATGATTAAAGATTTTGTACCAGCTAGAGATACTGTCTCTGCAGGTATTATTATAAAACCTCACGTTTTAAACAGAAGCAAGGTTGGAACTCCTATCATGAGCTTCACTCAACCGGAGTATACAGCTTCTATTAATACTGCTTTTATAACAGGGTCTGCTGCTGGATTGGTTAATAATTTCTCTACTGCTTATACTTCAAGCGTACTTACTCCATCAGGTTCTATCCAAGTAATTTACAATGATGAAGCAGCTAAGCTAAATGGGGAATTAGGAGGTACAGTTATAGATGTATATAACAATTCTCTAAATAGCGCTAACACACTTAAAAAGCCTAACGTAATACTCCCATACTACGATTCCTCTGGATCATTATCTACAACTCCTTCTGAAGGAGCTTTCCACTGGAGAACAGGTAATGTAACTTCTGGGCAGTTTGGATTGATATCCGGCACACAGGTTAAAACTATCTATATCAACGAAGTAGACCTAAACGGGAATAATATCGAGAACGCACTAGGTAACTTAAAAACCGGAGATACAATTACTTTTACAATAAAAGGAGGAGTAGCACCTTTAATACGTGTATATACCTATACTGCATTAATTGAAAGTATTATTTCAGTAGATGCTGGGGTATGGCGTATTACTTTACAGAATAATCAAGCAGTAATAACTACGGACCCTTTTCTTACTGTTACTACCGACGTTATAGACAATAGAGCTGTTATTTTAAATCCCTACATAAATACAGCTAACATAGATTACCATCCTTACAACGCCGTACTTAATAACGCTACTGAAATAAGTAATGCTTCCTTCTTACAGGAAGTTGACTATACTCAAGGACAGATAACTGCTGCAAATATAAATCAAATTATTAGCAATGAAGCTACTCGAGCTCAGGTTAATGAATACATTCATAATTCTGCGGGACTAGTAAGAGGTAAATATAAAGGAAAACAACTAGTAGGTCAGAAGTTAAACGAATATACCCCTGTACAAGATACCTGGGTAGGAGATGTATCCTACGGTAAAACTCCTGTACAGGAAAATAAACAAATCTATTTCTCATATTTTGACTGGGCCGGTGGCACGTCACCTGAATTGCATAATAAGACACAATTTCATATTAGGTATCTCATAGACAAAGACGGTAATACCCACACTCCCGATACAGATGAAATATCGTATATTTATTTAACTCAGAACTTTATAGAACGTTCTAACGTAACAGTTAGACTAGATAATCCGCAGATTACCGGCAGTACGGATATGTCTGTGCTTAACGGAGAAAAAGAAATCTTTAGAGTAGGAGTACGTCCTGAACCTATTATATACTCTCAGTCGGGATCTAGCTACACAGGTTCTATTGTATTTGGGGATGAAAGTATAACAGATTACACCTTTGCGGCTGTTGTAACATCAAGCTATAACGCACCTGCTTATGCAGAGACCGATATTATATTCTCAAGCGGCTCATTTGATAGACAGGGGTACTATAATAAGAATACGGGAGAATATACATTTGGGGAAACACCAAATCCGTCTATAAATTTTGTAGTAAAACTTAACTTCACCGTAGTTACTGCAAACCCATGGGATAACCGAACAGATATAACTCTGCAAATACTATCAGGATCTAGTATATTAGCCCAGGATAATATGTCCCTACCTAGTGCAAATAGCGTTACATACAACCGTACTTTAGAAACGGGGTACCGTAGCTTTAGTGCTGGGGATATTATTAAAGTACAGCTCGTTAATGATACGTCTATATCTAGAATTAACGCTGGAACAAGCTTTACATTATTACAAGATCCAATGAATGTAGTTACCGCTGGAGTAACGCAAGATAATTTTTGGAGATCTGGTAGTGAATTTTTACCTCTCTATGGATATAATTTAGGAAACGATTATATTGTAGCTAATGCAGAGCTTGCAAGTAGGTACAATCTTACACAAAAAGATCTAGAAAACTCACAGTTTAGAACTATTAAGTATCCTTTTGTGATACAGCCAGGGGATGAGATACGTTTTGAGAATACAGAGAGAAAAGCTTACATGATCACAGAAGTAAACTCACCACAGGACTTATTTAGGACAGCAGGTTCACCATTACACAACGGATACTTAATTGTGAGATTAGATAGACCGGTTGCTAAAAACACAAATGTTAACTTCTTTATAATAAGGAGGTATGTAAAGGATGGAGGTTACATTATATTAAATACTAACAAACCAGCAGGTAATACCTCCGGAGGCACTATAGTACCTCAGTACATAACTACTGAACTTAAAGATAATCTTAACCGTGCTCTAAAAACTGTCAGAGCAAACGATAAAGGTATACAAGGTCAGGTCTAATTTAAAATTGAAAAAGAATATATTTATAACATATAAACTTACAGCAAATGGGATATTTAGATAATTCAACAGTAACAGTTGATGCAATTTTAACCAAAAAAGGTAGAGAGCTTTTAGCTAGAGGAGATGGCTCTTTTAGAATCACTCAGTTTGCATTATCTGATGATGAAATTGATTATACCCTTTACAATACCTCTCACCCGTCTGGTTCAAACTACTACGGAGAAGCTATCGAAGCAATGCTACTATTAGAAGCCTTCCCTGACGAAACTCAGATCATGAAGTATAAGCTTGTTACTCTCCCTAGAGGTACTGCTAGATTACCAATCCTAGATCTCGGATACTCAGCTATTACTCTTAAGCAGGGAGCTTCTCTTGCAATTACCCCTCAAACATTAAACTATTTAGGAGGTAACAGAACATTTGAAACTAACGGCTATACTGCAACAATAGGTGATGCTCGTGTTCTTAGCGTCTTTAATGGAGTGGGTATTAATAATGCTGAAGCTAATACTCTAAACTTAACTACAACTCTAGGTACAAACGTATCTAAGACGGTA